GACTTCAGAACCTTCAGCAACTGCCGAGCAATAACCCGCTGATGGTCCCGCATACGTCCACCTTCGACAGACTTGCGATGCCGTGCCAGCTTTGCTACAGCCCGGTCGAACTTGCCCCATGAACCGATAGGGACAATTTCTTCAATCAGCTTTTCAAGCTTGGGATCGGCATAGAGGTTGTACTTGCCACGGCGTTCGGTGTACTGAATGGTAGGTGCAGTCATAGTATTTTTCCTTGTGTAAGAGAGATAAAATGCAAGGCTTCTAATGAGGGTGCCTTGCCAACCCACCAGCGTCTTAATTTTATAGACGTTTGCTGGCTTAACCACGTTTATACTCGTTCGTCTTGGTCAGACTAAGCGCCGACCATTGCTGGATCAATAGCCACAGTTTTCGCTATGATCTTGTTAGCCCTTTTGTGAGCCGCTTCCAGCTTGGCTTCGACCTCTTCAGGGCTGTCACCGGCAGGGATGCTGGACGTGGTGCGGATATTTTCCGGCAGCTTGTCAGCGTTGCGGATAACTTTGAAGTTCCCATTGGGATGTTCAACCATAATCGGAACTCCGGCCTTATCAGCTTTGGTAAATAGCTCTTTACCTTTGGGAAGCTCCACCCATTCATTACCTACGAAAGTTTTCATAATCGCCATGATATTCTCCATTGTTGGCGGTTTCGGCAAAATTGCCATAGTTTAATTAACGTCTTACAGTATCGTAAGATACTCTACTGTAAGACATTAATTAAGTTAGTCGCAGCCTTCAGTGAGCCAAGCGCAAAACGCTATGAACACAAAAGGCAATGCCCAAAGTATCGGGAATGTGTCCCAGCCTTTGAACATGAACCCGTACATGCCTACCAGCACGGCGGGAAACGTCAATAATAAAGATACGTTTCTGATTTTCTCAAACATACCAATCCTCATCCTCAAATGGTTGCGCTTCCAGAAACCTATCGGTTTCTTCTTGTATGTTACGGTACAGTTTCTCGGCATGGAGTTTGAATTGTTCTTCTTCTTGAAAGAACCCGCATATCGTCAGATGATCTTGATCTTGATTGACGGGATGATTTTGCAATTCAAACAAGTTATACTTGTCTAGCATGTCTCTGAGCATTAGCTCACCCTCAATAATTGAAACAAAGTCTTACCAACACTAGTTGGTATTTGTTGAGACCCTCCGCAGAACAACTGGCTTATGTTGCAATACTTCTTGGGTATGGCAGACCACACTTGCAAAACAGCTTGCGCTTGCGACCAGCTTTGATAGGTCGTCGGGCCAGTGGGTACGCCCCTTACCAAGCAAACCTGAGCGGAGATGTACGCCTTGATGCCACTCTTAGGGCAAACCAACGCAATAGTGGTATAACCACTACTACTTTGGAAAACTTGGATCGTCGCCATAATAACCTCCGGTTATTTGGATAAAAGATAAAACATAGCCCATACTATGACATAGCCAAAGGCACCAACCATAGCACCGACAAGAGGCTCAAACATTTTAATCTCCGATTAAGTTGCGAAAATTTAATTAAGCTATCCGACTTTGCCATGTCCCGCTTCGTGATACTGCATCGTATGCATCCAATGTAGCATCCGGGCTACCTCCGTAAAGGCATAAGGGAATCGAACCCAAACCCGTCGAATAGCTTAATCAAACTTTCACTGCTCCTGAAAAACGATAACTGGCTCTGAAAATGGATATTTCTGCCGTTCATCCATGAAAAATGATTCCGAAAACTAATTAACCCTTTATAGTATCGTAGATACTCTACTATAAAGGGCTAATTAGGTATGCCGATTTAACGCTGAAACTGGAAGATGTTTTCCAGCGTTGCTTCGTCTGTGTCCAACGTGGCGATCCATACGCCATTCGCATCATGCAGATCGACGGCTCCGCCGTTCACAGATGTGTGAACCTGAAAGCTGCTATCAAGAAACTCGTCAATCTCTGATTGAAGAACGGTGATGTTTGTCATGGTCAATCTCCTTGGTTTAATTAATACCCTATAGAACTCATAGAGTTCGTTCTATAGGGATTAATTAACCTCATCATTTGGGGTTGTCAAGCCTCGTCAAGCCCTCTGGCATATCATCACCTGCATGACAGTCTTGCAAAGACTGCATAGCATGGAAAAGCTACGCTTTGTCAAGGGCTTAACTAGGTTTCTGGAATTACTACGAAGTAGTAGAAAGCTGACTACAAAGCATCCTCTGGATGAATTTGGCAGGGAGGGTTTGTAATATAATAACTAATTAACCCTTCATAGTAACACTTCGTTACTACTATGAAGGGATTAATTAGGTTTCCTTGTTCAGAACTTGGTCGGGAGGGTTGCATAATGCGTGGGGGTGGGCGCAAATGCATACACGCATGTATATATATAAACAACACCCCCAGATATTTACAAAAAACTACGGACTTGTCATCAATATAAAAAAGATATCTATAACTGTTGCATAAATACCACAAGGCGGTACTAATTAACTACTTAATAGTATTTTATTATTATTTTTTTAATATCTCTATTGTAGAACTTTACAGTATAGTGTATAATATTACTATGGAGAATTTAAATAGTAACTACATAGATTCGTATATAAACCTTCAAGGTTTGTTGTCTCAACAAGTTAATGATCAATGTAACACTGACTTCTTGTCTTTTGTTAGATTGATGGCACCTTCAATTGTGTCTGACTTTAGAATGGGGCGGCACATTGAAGTTATATCAGAGAAACTACAACAAGTAGAAAATGGTGAGATAAAAAGACTGATGGTCTTTCTACCACCACGTTCTTCTAAGTCTGTTGTCTGTTCTAAGTTGTTTCCTGCATGGTACATAGGTAGAAACCCTGAACACGAACTACTGACAATATCTCATAGTGATCAGCTTGCCAGTGACTTTGGTAGATCAGTCAGAGATATTGTTAACACCGAAGAGTTCTCAAAGGTATTCAGAGGAGTGGCCCTACGTAGCGATGTCAGGGCAGCAGGTAAGTGGAAGACAAACCAGAATGGAACCTACTATGCTGCTGGTGTCCGCTCTCAGATTGCTGGTCGAGGCGCACATGTAGCAATCCTAGACGATGCAATGTCGGAAGAGGATGCAATCTCCAGCGCAGGTAGACGCTTCATCAAGGAATGGTATCCCGCAGGTCTACGCACACGTATCATGCCTGACGGGGCCATTGTAATAATCAACACCCGATATCACTATGACGATCTCTGCGGCTGGCTTCTTAAGCAACAGGAGAACATGCCTGACTATGAGACGATACCTTGGGAGGTAGTGAAGATACCTGCATGGGTTGACGAAGATGCAGCAGAACTTCTTGATCTACCTGTAGGCACCAGCTACTTTCCTGAGTGGAAACCAGACCATGTGCTGAAGGTAGACGAGAACGAGATCAAGGCCAGCAACGGTAGCAGGTACTGGAATGCCTTGTACATGCAAGACCCCACACCGGAAGAAGGCGGCATCATAAAGAAACGCTGGATCAAGGATTGGGAGTATGGTGATCCACCCACATGTGATTTTGTCATACAAACATTTGATACTGCATTCTCCACAGCAAGTACTGCTGACTACAGCGTAATACAGACATGGGGTATCTTCTACATGTACAATCAGGATGAGCAAGGCTATGAAGACTTTGCTCCTCACCTGATACTACTGGGTAACATCAAGGGCCGCTTTGAATATCCAGAACTGAGGCGGCTGGCGCAGAAGCTGTATAACCAACATAGACCTGATGTCTGCATGGTGGAAAAGAAAGCTTCGGGCCAATCTCTAATACAGGATATGCGTAGAGGTGGCCTACCTGTAATGGAGTATCTGCCAGATAGAGACAAGACCTCCAGAGTTTATGCGGCTACTCCTATAATGGAGGCTGGTCGTCTCTGGATTCCCAAGGGCAAGAAGTGGGCAGACGATCTAATAGAAGAACTGATACGCTTTCCTAATGCAGCACATGATGACCAAGTGGATGCCTTAACGATGGCAATCCACTATCTGAAGGACTCATGGCACCTGACGCACCCTGATGATCCTGAGTATGATGACGAGCCTAGACAGAAAACTGCGACATACTGGAATGTATGATTTGGGAAAACGGAAAAAGTATGCTATAATAATAACATGGTTAATTTAGAAAAAAAAGTAAACGAGCTAGATAATAAGTTAAATGCTCTTATCTCTGCTCTTCAAAAAAATAAAAAGCCGGAAGTAAAACTTTTTCCATCGGCCTATATCAAAGATGATCTGGGTTATGAGTTTTATGACGATCTAACTGGGTTTATGCGATGGTACTTTGAGGAGTGTCCAAATAAGTTTCAAGTTCCTTTTGATAATCCACTTTTATTTATTGAAGGCCATACTGCTTGTACTTTATTTAGACATGGACCGTATCAGGTAGAACTTGTTTATATGCAACCTGATACAGTAACTTACGATCACAATCATCCTGATGTAGATAGTTATGTTGTCTACCTTTATGGAACAAATTTTAGGTTTAAAGGAAAAGAAGTTCTTAGTAAACAAGAAGGACACTATGTAGAAAAAAATGGAAAAGCTTCTGCATATATGAGAAAGATAAGACTAAAGCCAAATACGGTACATGGCGCAGAGTCTGGTCCTAATGGAGCATGTTTCTTCTCTGTTCAAAAATGGTTAAGTGGTAAGGCTGGAGAGTCTATTGCTAATAGTTGGAACGGTGAGGAGTTAGGAGAAGAACACGCAAAAGGTATTAAGTAGTGATTGAATTAGAAAAAATAATATATACTTTAAGTTTATCAGAGGTACATAGAAGCTGGACCGTCAAAGATATAGTACATAGAATTTTACCGCCGCTACAACTTAAACAATATATTTTTATTTCAAATGAAAAGGTTCCACTATTCTATGCCTCATGGGCTTTTATGAATCAGGAAGCATCAGACGCAAGAGAGTTTTCAAAAAGAAACATTCATGCAAGTGATTGGAATAGTGGACATGTACCATGGATTATGGATATTGTCTGTCCCATGGGTGGAACCGCAGAGGGAATCAAAGAGCTAAAGAAAGTTCCTAGACATCTAGGTGTCAAAGGAAAAATAAAATTCTTTAGAACTAAAAAGGGGAAGAAAGAGTTACATCATGTTACATGGCTATAAAAAATCCAGATACAATATTTATGATAACTTAGAGTTTCTAGGTGTGAACCCCTACGAACAGAAACATTTTTGTTTTGGTGAGGGTGATGGCGACGCTGATGGTGATGCTGGTGGCGACTACGATTTTTCTCTTTCAAATCCTGATATGGTATCGTCAATGGCAGCAGCAGAAGCGGCCTCTCAAGCGCAGGCAAACGCACTAAGTCAAGCAGAAGTAGACGCAGCAAATGCGATGGCTTTGTCTGATCCTACTCTAGATGTAGCCTTTAGTCTTGATCCCAGTATGGTTGATCCCTCTGTTATGAACGAGTTGTCAGCAAACTATTTTGGTATGCTTGCTGATGTTGCCGCAGTTGACCCCGGCCTTGCTCAAAACTTACTAGATGCAAGAAGTATAAATACTGCTAAATATGGTATTTATAATCCAGAGGAAATGAACAAATTAGAGGAGCTAGGTCTTAGAACTTTTGGTCTAGGCTATAGAGGTCCATATGAAGCACGGTTTGCTCAACCACAAACTAGACAAACATATGATCCTAACAATGTAACCTTTGCTTCTCCCGATCTAGCAACGACAGCAAAATATCAGTTTACAGAATTTGCTTTACAAAATCCTAATCTTACAACAGTAGAAGCTTTAACTCAATATAATGCTATATCGCCTGTAGACTCAAAAGTTTCAGTGCAAGATGTTCAAAATATGGGTTATGATTTGAATGCTCCTGTTGGACCGCAAGCATCTTTTAATGAGGCTGAAAGAGATAGAGGACTTGCACAGGGTCTTGGCCTTGTAGCGCAAACAATAGCTACTGGGAGTCCTCTGGGTGCATTAACCGATATTGCATTGTCAGGAACAGGTAAGGGTGTCATGGGTCACATGGCAGATATGTTTGAAGAAGCAACAGGCGTTGATCTTCCAGAGGCACCTGATATTGGTATTCCCTCTTATGAGGAGATGGCCGTTGGTCTTGTTGGTCCTGAAGAAGATACTATGGACCTCTCTTCTTTTGGTATAACCAGTGAACCAGAAGCGTTTAGTCTTGAAGATACTTTTGGTATTCAGTCTTTTGATTTAGACTTCTCTCCCCCTACAAATGAACAGGTAGGCTATGTTGAATATGAAGACCCTACTGATTATAGCAGACGTTATAGACAGCCCAGACCAACCCCTCAACCACAGCCTCTAGAAGTTGCTGCTGCTGTAGAAGAAACTCCGGCTATTCCTTTTAACTTAGGACGTGCAACTACACCGCCATCAAGGGTAAGTCGTATTGCAAATATTTATGGCATTGATGAAGATGCTGCTAAAAGAATGTTAGGAATCGTATAATGGCAACAGAACGTAATCCTTTTGATCGTATACCTGAAGAAGAAACAAACGTAGTTCCTCTTGCTCCTGAAGTTGAGGACATTGATGCTACTTTTGAAATTGACGACGACGGTGGTGTTATTGTAGACTTTTCTGAAAATGTAGCGATGGAAGCCTCTGAAGATATTGCTGAATGGTATGGCAATATGGCAGAGGATATGAACGAAGATGATCTAGATGATATTGCCAACGACGTAATAGAAAACTTTGAAGCAGATAAAGATTCTCGTGCTGAGTGGGAGTCTATGTTTGAGCGTGGCTTTGATCTGCTAGGACTAAAGCTTGAACAGGGATCAGAACCCTTTGAGGGTGCTTGCACCGCTGTACACCCTCTGCTGATTGAGTCGGCAGTTAAGTTTCAGTCTAAAGCTTCGGGCGAACTATTCCCTGCCAACGGACCAGTTAAAGCTCAGTTAATGGGTAAGTCCACACCAGAAAAAGAACTACAGGCTAATCGTGTTCAGAACTTCATGAACTATCAGCTTACTGAACAGATGCCTGAGTACTTCGATGAGTTTGAAAGAATGCTGTTCCATCTGCCGTTAATTGGTTCTGCATTTAAAAAGCTGTACTATGATGCTACCGTGAAGCGTCCTAAGTCAGAGTTTATTCCTATTGATCAGTTCTACGTGTCATACTATGCAACTGATCTTTCCAATGCAGATCGTTATACGCATGTTATCTATCGCAGCCCCGTAGAAATGCAGCGGGATATGAGGGCTGGAGTATATGGAGATGTTGAGCTTGGAACTCCGTCTTCTTATCCCAGCACTTCCTTTAGCGAAAAGATGGATACGATTATTGGTTTGTCTCCCACGTCAGATCATGATCCTCAGTATGTTCTGCTGGAACAGCACTGCTATCTTAATATTGAAGATGAAGACGAAGCCTGTCCCTATATCGTGACTGTTGAACAGCAGTCTAGGCAGGTTCTAAGTATCCGTAGAAACTATAAGCAAGATGACCCGAACAAAGAAAAAGTAAATCACTTTGTGCATTATAGATTTGTTCCCGGCTTTGGTTTTTACGGCCTAGGTCTTATTCACTTCCTTGGCAATCTAACAATGAGTGCAACGGCAGCTATGCGTTCCCTCATAGATGCTGGACAGTTTGCCAATTTGCCGGGAGGGTTTAAGGCTAAGGGAGTCAGGATGGTTGGCGACAATGATCCTATCGCTCCCGGCGAGTTCAAGGAGGTTGAGGCAACTGGTGTAGATTTATCAAAGGCTATTATTCCCCTTCCCTACAAAGAGCCTTCCTCTACTCTATTCCAGATGCTGAACTTCGTAGCTACTGCTGGTCAGAAGTTTGCGGACAGCACGGAGCAAGTTATCTCTGACGCTGCCTCCTATGGACCCGTTGGCACCACTATGGCTTTGCTTGAAGCAAGTAGTAAATTCTTCACAGCAATTCATAAAAGGATGCACAAGTCTCAGAAAGACGAGTTCCGTATTCTAGCTCGTATTGACTATGACTATCTTCCAGACGAATATCCTTATGATGTTCCCTATGAAGA